TTGAGTGCCTCTATGAGCAGGATGGCTACGAGTATGAGTGGCGCGTTTAATGCTGCATCAAAGTCAAGCAACCAACTTTCCTTGGGTCTTGGAGGGCTTCGTACTTTGGTTGCCCAGGCGTTTGCTGTTGGCACTATTATAAACTTTGCCAAAAGTGTAACTGATGTTGTTGCGAGGCTTGAGCTTATGCAACTGAGGCTTAACTATATCTACGGAAGCACGACTGCGGGCGAGCTGGCCTTTTCAAGGCTTACGGGCAAGATAAAAGCACTTGGCTTGGAGTATGAATCCACAATGGAGCAGGCGGTATCTTTCTCTATTGCTGCAAGACAGGTGGGATATACTACTGGCGTTGCTGAAAAAATGTTCATTGACTTTTCATCTGCCTTAAAAGCAGCAGGTGTTTCTAATCTACAAGCCCAACGATCTTTCTATGCCTTACAGCAGATGATGTCTAAGGGCGTTGTTTCGGCTGAGGAATTGAATAGGCAGATGGGTGAGTCTTTGCCTGGTGCTGCTTACTTGATGTATAGGGCTTTCAAGCAACTTCACCCCGAGCAGGTTCAGACGTTTGAGGACTTTAGGAAGCTTCAGAAGGAGGGCAAGATTTTGACCGCAGAGGTTATAGAGCCTTTCATTACTCTTGTTAGGGATGAGTTTGCCCCTGCCCTTGCCGGTAAGCAGAACTCCGCTGCATCTTCATTAAACAGGCTTACCACAGAGATTGTTTTGTTGAAGGACGCGCTTCTTGATACTGAAACGATAAAGGGCTTTGCAGACTTTTTTGCAGACGCATTTTCGAGATTGACCTATTTAATGAAGGCAGAAATACCTACATTAGAAAAGGTTGGTCTTTTGTTAAAAGGTATTTACTATGCCCCTGGGGTTGCTATTTTTGGAGAAGCTGCCACAAGGGGAACTGGATTTGAAGAAACTATTAAAAAAATACGACTGCAAGAAGCTGCCGCCAAAGGAACTGACGTTTCTTTCCAGCGCATGATGAACGACCTGATTAAGCAAACGGAAGGGATGTCCAAAACGGATTTGGAGAAATTGATTCAAGCACTTGATCAAGATATTAAATCTCAAGGGGAAAGATTAAGCGGGGCGAGAAAAGCAAATACAGCTGAAATTGAATCATTTTTAAGAGGAGAGCCAATCAAAATAGGAGACGAAAAAGGAATTTCAATCCCCTTAATCGGCGACCCAGAAAGGCAAAGAAAGCTATTAGATTTAGCCAAGTCTTTTATGGATGAACTACAAACAATTGTTTCCAAAGAACCTACGGGAAGTCAAGACGAGGCTACTGGCAAAAAAGAAGACCCGCGATTAAAAGCACTTGAGGACAGGATAGCCGCCCAAAAGGCTTTGATAGCCTCTGAAAAAGAATCTTTAATTCTATTCAACGAAACGGCAGCATTTGAATTAAGCACGACCAAAAACTTAAAAGACCTAACCCTTGAGTTGCTTGAACTTGAAAAAAAGTTAGCTGTATTGAAGGCAGGTGGGCCTGGTGAAAAAGCAGAAGCCATTGCTGAGCAAGAAATAAAAACAACCGAGGAACTTATAAAGTTTAGGAAGCAGGAGAGGGATTTGCTGGTAGAGCAAATAAAACTTGAGGCCATGCTTATTGAGAAAAGACTGGCTCAAACAAAACAAGGCTCTGTTGACGAAATGAATGTTCTTATGGAACTAATGGATAAAGAGGTTGAAATCGAGATAGCCAAAAACAATTTAGTAGGGGACGCAAGGGATAAAGTCATTCAGGAGAATCTAAAGAATCAAAAGAAAATGCTTTCTGATTCCGCAAAAAGCTTAGAGGAATTTAGGAAAAAAGTGGCGGAGGCCATTCAAGCCCCATTTTTGGATGAAACTCAATTAAAGAGGGCTTCCATTATTTCTGAGTATGAAGAGCTTATATACGAGGTTAAAAATCAATTTGATTTAGGCAAAATATCGGCACAGGAATTTTCTGATGCAGTAAAAGGGCTTAATGATGCTATGCAAAAAGCTCTTGAAGATGTTGGCGGAGATTCCAAAAACCTATTCGGACTTAGCGATAAACAATTAAGTCAAATAAAAGATGCACTCAATATTGTGAGCAACGCCTTTAAGGACTTGTATGATGCTCGAATGGAGTTAGCTCGTAGGGCAAATGAAGCTGAGTTAGAGATGCTTGATAAGAGGTTCAATGCAGGTCTTATGCGCGAGAATGAGTACAATGAGAAGGTAGCCGAAATCAAGAAGAGGCAAGCCCTTGCCGAGCGTGATGCCGCTAAGTTTGGTATTGTCTTAAACACCGCCCAGGGTATTGCCAATGTATGGTCTAAATTCGTGTCTGCACCTCCTGTTGCCGCTGCCCTTACTGCACTTCTTTTAGGCGTTTCTGCGGCTCAGTTGAATGCGGTAAACTCTGCTCCTTTGCCTACCTTCCACGAGGGGGGATTGGATATTCGTAAGAACTCGAAGAAGAAGCCTGATAACGGCTTAAAGAGTGATGAGTTCTACGCAAAACTCCAAGAGGGTGAGTCGGTGATGACTCGTGAGGAAACAAGGAAGTATAAGGATGTCTTAAAGGCCATTAGGGAAGACGCTATGCCCATAGAATTGATGAAGGCATACAAACTACCTGCCTACCCTCGTTCTATCGACAAGCCCTCTCTTATGGCTTCTAACAACACCTCCCTTGAACTTGCCTACCAGAATGCGGAATTGGTGGATGCTGTTAAGAGGAATGGTGCTGTAACCATACGGAATGCTAACGATATTGCGGAGGCAATTGTGTCCAAGAGTTCTTTTATGAAAATCGCTAACCGAAGGAGAATTAAATGAGTTTTCAGGTATCTATAAATGATGGCACGTCTTGGATAGCCTTATCCGATGAGCCTATGGGCTTGGTTGATGCGAATATTAAGATTTATCGTGATGAGCAGTTTAGTGGGATAGTGAGTAACATTGTTTCCGACCTTTCCTTTTGGGGTGATGGTTGGGACGTTATCTACCGTTTGTTTACGGACTCTACTCAATGCTTGGAGATACCTGTTCGTATTGAGCAGAATGACTGCACCGGTTTTTTCTTTGAGGGCATTATCTTCCTTGCTGATATTGAGCTTGATATTAGCAGGTGTATAGCCAAGTGCACAATCTCGGATAATTCTTTGTCCTCTCTACTGGCACGAAACTACGATGTTAAAGTTCCTATAAACAGCGAGAAGAGTATTGATGGAACTGCCTTATCGCCTATTGGGGAGATATTGTATAATCCGTTTTATACCTCTGCGGCTACTTGGTGGCCTAATGAAGGGGCGTTTGTTGATGGCCCGTTTCGTTGGTATGGCCTTATGGAGTTGTATCCATACGTTATGAGGTACTTTACGAACAACGCGCCGCTTACTTTCCAAGATGACCCTATAAATCCTTATTTTTCTGACTCCTCAAAGTATTTTAATCCTGACCACTGGAGGATAAGGATAGATGCCCCTTGTAATACAACGGGCGCAAATCCCGCTTGCCAAGTAAAGTTTAATGATGCCTATGGGGTAGAGCAAACAATAAGCGTGAATCTTATTGATTGTATATTTACGGCATTCACTCCACAAAGAGTTTTGTTGATGATAGGCGAGGTCATAGGAAGCCATTTTACTATGACAAGCATAAATCCATTTGATGGCGAGTGGATAGAGAACTATTGTGATAGGGCTATGTTTGTTACAGAGCCCGAAGTAGCCCCCGCTCCAAACCCTGGCGGCTTCGATAGGTATATAGACGTTTACTTCCCTTGGGATGCTGGTACGCTACAAGTAGTGAATTTGGTTGATTGCACCTTTGGAGGCCTTACAATAACGCAAGAGGGAACGTATAGCTACGGCCCGTATAATACGAGGATAACTTCCGGCAAGACCTTAAAGAATTTCGTTAATCCTGCGGCAGCAACTCCCGAGGATGATGCCATAGCCAATGCAGCCAAGATTAACGTTTCATTTGCCGACCTACAACAAGGGTTTGGGGTGCTGTTTAATACGGCACTAAAGTTCACCAAAGATGGGGCGGGGAATGACGTGGTTACGATAGGGCAAGAGAAGAACTTCTACGAGACAACCGAGGCTTTTTCCATTGGCGATATTTATGAGATAAAGCTCATTAAGGATAATGTTTTTGGTATATCGGCACTAAAAATAGGCCAATCCAATACCAATCCTTCTTTTGAGGCAGGTATTCAAGAGGAAGCGGATTATGTGAGTAATGTGTGCAATAACCAAAGCTATGACGCGACTACTGGGTTTATAATACCTACCATTGATTCGGTAGTTAAGCTTGATGGCATCCCTACTTTGGATGACGAAACCTTGTATATAGCCGAGAAAGACCCTGTGCCGAACTCGAATGCATACGTTACTACAAACTTCTACAAGATAGCGGCTCATGGGGTGAGTTATTACAAGAGAGATGACTGGGCTTTATCTGCGTTCTGCCCATATCGTTTCCAAGCCGAGATACTTGCAGGGGTTGTAAACCATCCTGAAATAGTAAAGGCATACGCTCATCGTGGCGGAGATGGGTTTTATTGGAATGGTAACTTTGTGCCCAACACTACTGGAGTGAACATTAGGAACAAGATATCTTTTGAAGCACCTATATCGGTTGATAATTTCAATGCGATAAGGGCTAATCCATATCAGAAGATTCGCTATGGAAGCGGATTGAATGACGTTGGCTGGGTGTTCAGCCTTGAATACAGCATTACTACTGGAATGACTAAATTTGAACTTTTAACGGAATGAGTTTACAAGCTACACCGAATCAGCCCCTTGACTGGCAGTTACTTCCTTTGGGGGAAGCTGAATGCCCTGACT